AACAATGGGCGATACAATCACACCCCGGTGCTTGCACCCATCACACCCGCTCGGGTTGTTTTTCCAGAACGTGTCGCACCTGTACGGGCCTTGGACGCGGGATGCTTTTTCCTCTGTCTCAGATGCGGAGTACTGCGGGTGCTTATTGGAGATAGCGTGGATCGCCTTGTCCCGGTCCTTGCAGTGCTGTGCAATCGATAACGCCGCCCGCCACAGCGGTTCGCTGGTATTCTCCTGATCCGTTACTGCCAACAGAAGTTGATTGCATCCATCCCCCGCCAAACTCTTTTTTAGTATGTCCCGGAAGTTAGAAGGCTTGTTAGCCAGAAGACTCTTTGTTGTATCGTCTAAGGGTGCTCGAAAGGTCTGGTCTGCAATAGACTCAGTAACGCCCAAAAGTCCCTTGAAGACATCGAATTCCGTTGCCGCCGCACTGTTTAGAGCTTCGACTTTCAGCGGGTTAAGAGGGTCTTTGAAGTTCGACGAGCCTACGGCCCGCAATACCCGCGCGGCATCTGCCGGTACGGCGGGGTCGATCTTCATGCCCTTGAGAAGGCAAACCGACTTAAATTTTTCCGCGACAGGCTTCCACTGATCGCGGGGTACTGCTGAAACTAACGGCCAATAGGCGTGTATGCCGCGCCCTGAGTTCACGACTATCGGACGAGGGAGCTTAAGCTCTTTCACCAACTGCTTCAGCGCGACAACTGCTTCGCCCTGAGTTGGGTAGTGCTTGTCGTCATCGACGGAATCATCACAATCCAGATCGAGGAAAAAAGATCTGATCTCGGCAACATTAGCTACGGTACGGTTGTCCGTCCGCTGGTAGCTGGCAACAGCGATGAAGGAGTTCAGCCCTTTCTCTTCCAAGGCGTCGACTGCTAGATCAACCTCCTGCTTGGTGGTGTGAAATGTCTGGCTATGTACCCGCTTACCTTGTAGCGCGAATACGCAATAATGCCCCTTTGGAGGTAGTACTACCTCCATAAACTCTTCTCGCGTTAGCATGGCTACTCTAGTTGGTCATCAGCAAGATGTGGTTGGGATAACTCCTTCAACCGCTGAACAAGTTCCTTTAACCTAGCCAGCCTCGCTCCGCTAGGAAGTGACCGGCCCGCCATCCAGTTATAGATCGTTGCGGGCGTGACTTCAAAACGCTCTGCAACCTCCTTGACAGAATAGTTGTGCGTAATACACAGGTGTCCTAGCTCTATGCCCAAACCGTCATTGTCGGGGTTGGAGCGTCGTGCGCGCATCTGACCTGAGAACGACGTATTTGCGTGGTCCATATTCATCTCCCAAACTAGGCGCGGCATACGCCGCGCCTAGACCTCTCAATTACTCGTCATCCCATTGGTCAAGGATGTCCTTGAGGTTTTTCTTGGGAGCCGCTTCCTCTTGCGGCTTTTTTGACTCCCGCTTCTTTGGCTCTTCCACTGCCTCTGCAGCGGGCTCGTCCTCACTCTCCTGCGCTACCGGCTTATCAAAAAGCTGTTCGAGAGGCGGGGCGGTGACTCCTCCCCCGCTATACGAGACAGTCACTGCGGACTTGGCTTCCGGGCTTTGTCCCTTATCTACGCAAGCACGATACTCAGACTCCGTCAGCGGGCGCACTGCCTTGAACGTGAGCTTAGGGGTTGCGCTATTCACGTCGAACCGCATCTCGGTCACCACTGCCGTGACGTTGACGTTGAAGCCCGCGAGGAACTGCACGTAGGCGTTGAGCGGCAGCTTGCCGTTGCCGCCTTTGCCGAATAGCGATGTAGCAGGTAGCGTAAGTTGGAAAATATCTCCTTCCAGATCGTTCTCCAGCACAACCGCCAACCGACGCGAGTAGCGACATGCACGGCTCTCGCCTTGCCCCGACCCCTTGATGTTCTGGGGGCATTGCGCGCAAGTCATACCCTGGGGCTTAGCAATACTTTTATCCGGGCGCTCGCCGTCCGGGGACCAGCACGCCGGGGTTACGTTCGTGACGCTGGGGTCATATGTATTGGCGTAATACGCCCTGGACGTTTTCGGTGCCGCGTTTATGATGACCATGTTCATCGACCGGTCTTCGTTCGCCGCAATCTCCTTACCGTCCACCACCATGCGGAATACTCCGCCACGGATCGAGATGCGCTTACCACCTCCACCTCCACCCCCAGACAAAAGGGATTTCGTCGTTTCGTCCAGCCCTTCGTTGCGCAGGTAATCAGGGATGCCATTCTTAAACAAAGTAACGTCGGTGCTCATTTAAGTCTCCTTATTTACGTCGAACGGTAATGTCGTACTTGCTATCAGCGTTAAGTCCGGGGGGTATCGCGTCTGGGTGCTCCTCTAAGAAAGTTTTCATATTCGTTTGGTGCAGCCGACGTTCTAGCAAGTCAAGAGCGCCGTATTCTACACAGAACTTATGCATGGACGTCCAATCCGATGTCCAGTAGCGGGTCTTCACCGTCCGGGTTACCGTACCGTGTGCCGTCTTAAGGCCCGTCGTACCTAGCGTATCGCAGAGGATAAGCAACTGCTTTTTAACGGTGTTGATATCCCCATCAAGTTCTGCCTCTGCAGTTTCATACGCCTTCCGCAATGCGTCCTTCTTTTCCCGCATCTTGAGATAGATACGGACTAATTTATCCACTGATTCTTGTTCTTCCATCATCATCTCCTAGCTCGTCTATTTCCTCTCGGTACAATTCAATCAACCGTTGGTGAACATCTATTTTGCCTTGCAACATCCGGTACATTTTCTTCTCTACTTTACTTCCTTGCAAATGGACTATCGTGACCTTATTGACTTGCCCTGCGCGATGTACGCGAGCATTGGCTTGCAGATACGTCTCAACACTCATGACTGGGGACCAATACACCACGACGTTAGCAGCGTGGAGCGTGACTCCGTGCGATGCAGCCTGCGGTTGGATGACCAACACCCGAGGGTCCGGCTGAGTCTGGAAGCGGTTGAATATCTCGGTTCTCGCTCCGGCGGGTACTTTCCCATTGATGATCTCGGTAGTAATGCCTTTGGACTTAAGCCACTCCGCGACGATATTGAGGCTATGCGTGAAGGGGGCGAATACTAGAACTTTGTGACTCGCTTCGTCGATGACCTCCATAAGTGCCTGCAAGCGGTTGCTGCAATCGAAGTCAATGATTTCTTTGTTATCCGAATACGCTGCGCCGCTAGAGATTTGCAGGAGTTTTGTCAGTACAGTCGCAGCCGTTGGTGCAGATATCTCTTCCCCTGCGGTGCGTACAAGTTGCTCTTGCAGGAGAGCGTAGTAATACTTCTCTTGCTGCTTCGTCAACGGAACATCGCGAGTAACGTACATCATGTCTGGGAGATCCAGGCATTCTTCCTTGGAGAACCTAATCGCGGGTTGCAGCGCGTCAAACACAATATCCGTTGCTTCTGGGCGTGGCACCCACTTGAACCGGGTAAGCTGCGTCATGACTTGACTTCGGAACGACCCGTAAAACTTCGGCACCCCGGACGGATTGATAATCCGCGCCAGCCCATAAGCGTCACTCGGTTCTTGCGAGGCCGGTGTCCCTGTCAACATCCAGATCCATGTATGCGGGCGAATAATTCTGTTGAGGCTTTTCCACCGAGTCGTGTGGATGTTCTTGTAGTAGTTCGCCTCATCTACGATGATTAAATCGAACCTGCCATCCTCTAGTACTGCATCACCAATCAGCGCCACTCCCTCGTAGTTTGTAATGACGAACTCAACGTCGCTTCGCACCACTCGCCGACGGTTCTCGGCTCTTGTGCTATGCGCTACCTCACAGGTACGGTGCATCGCAAACTTAAACACATCCGCTTGCCACGCCGACCCCATGATGGATACCGGGCACACTACCAGCACGCGCCGAATCTGGTTCTGCTTCATGAGGTAGTCTGCGGCCCAGATGCAGCTTGCCGTCTTCCCTGTCCCTTGGGCGTTGAAGCAAAATGCCCGGCGGTGCAAGGTAAGAAACTCAGCCGTTGTGACTTGGTGCGCAAACGGTTGGTACAGCCCCGGCCAATCGTAGGACTTGCGGATTGGGGAGGGGACGTTCTTGATCTTCATGTTCTTGAGGATCTGTGCTTCCTCAAGCCCCCATCGGACCACAACATCATGGTCGCCCACTTGCGCACTGGTAGGAATGATCTGCGTGATCTTATGGGGGTCGCGAACACGCAGGCGTAATGCCTTGTTTTCGATGATTTGCATGGTATAGGGTTAAAGACGCCTACGAAGCGAAGTGCTGCTTTGCACTCGCTTCATGTTTGTAAAAAATTTTACTGCTGTTCTTTACTGCTTGCTGCGAACGACGAATAATTCTCCACCCACAATATGCGGGCGTCAACAACTATTTTTTCGGCGCGTTCCGCTTTACGGAATGATCCGAGTTACGGCTGAAGGATCGGTTGCTGCTTGGACTGCGCAGGCGCAAATTACCCGCAGAGTTCGATCCCCCCTTAGACAAAGGTACGCTATGGTCAATGTCCTTGCCCTTGCGGGCAATGCCTTTAGCATCCATCATCCGACGGGCAGCGGCTCGCTTCGCGCGTGTTGGATTCTCGTTGCGCTCTTGCTGCTGGGCGTATTCTTTTTTGTACGGGCGTGGCTTGTTAACGTATGGCATCACACTTCCCTCCCATTAAACTTACAGTTCGTGACGGGGCACCACCGACGGCAGGTAAAGTTCTGCCGGGGGTTCCACACATTCTCCGCATGTGCTGCTTCAAGTCGCGTAGCTTCCTCCAGCCACCGCTTCCACAGCGTTTCGGATTCTTCGCGCTTGTACTGCGCCTTAACCAAGCCAGTATCGACAACAAACAACAAGGCAGCTTTGATCGTCTGCACTTCGGGATGGTGCTTGAACACGGCAAGCGAGAGAATTTCAAGCTGCTTGGTGTCAGCGTATCGGCTCTTCCCACTCTTGTAGTCTAGGACTTTTGCTGTATCCCCGTCAACAACGAGCAAGTCGGCGATGCCCCGCCACCATACGTTTTTGTCGTAAAACTTGCACGGCTCAAGCTCCTTGGTAAGCCCCAACTTCTGCTCGCACATTATCTCCCCCGGCAGCACCCGCAACCGGTCAAGCGCCTCCTGCATATAACCCAACGCCGGAGAGAGGGGCACTCCGTCCCGGACGTAGTCTTCAGCAGCTTTATGCACTTCCAACCCGTACCGAATCTGCGGGGAAGGGGGGTCAAAGGCATCCCTGGCAATACGAAGATGGTAATACTTCTTCGGGCATTGCTGGAATAGATTCAGGCTACTGTACGACCACTTAATCATTAACATTCTCCGTAGCTTCGCCCCATACCCGATTCGCAATTCAACGGCAACCCCGGTGCCCACTCCGGCACCCACCGCATGCAAGATTCGACGTAGGCTTGGGCTTCTTGTGCTTCCTCTTCGGGGGCGATACACGCAATTGCATCGTGCACAGTTAACACCACACGGTAGCGTTTAGCGATCCTCAACATCTGCTGTCCGATGACGACGCGGGCCAAATACTGGCAACAGTTATGGACAACGAAGGGGCCAAGTTTACCACGCACTACAAACCGATGCCGGGGGCCGGAGTTAATGATGTCGAAGACGGGATAGACTTGCGCTTCCTGACCGGTGCAGTTAGCAGTAGGTCGCGGACGAGACGGTAGTATAGAGTGGACCGAGCGATCCCCGTTGTCTTGCTTAGTTCCATGATGTCCACTCTCAGAGAATTGCGTTTGTTGCGCGAATTCACCCGACGAGATACCCAGCGGCAGTTCTCCGGAGAATACCCTTTGTTGTTGTCGCGCCGATCCAGATCCAACCCGTTTTGATACGTCGGCCCCATGTCGTCCCAAAAATTCTGAAACGACTTCTCCCAACGCTCGCATACCTTTATTCCCCGCCCCCCGTAATTCTTCCACGCCCGATGTGAGGGTAGCCGACACCGGTCCACCATAGACCTCCATACCGCGAACGCGGGGTGCCGACTCATGCCG